CATGGAAATCAAAACATCATTGAATTTATCCAAAACAAATGCAGAAAATGCCGCAAATCAATTGGCGGAATTAGCAACTTCATCCCCATTGGAAACAATGGCCAAAATCAAATATTTGGAAACGACGTTGGACCACCTAAAAAAATTAATCAAGGATTCATTGGTTCAGGAAATCATGAAGTATCCCAAAAACAAGGCCGGATTTCAGGAATGCGAATTGTCCGTTGTCAATGGTTGGGATGAACCGGAATACGAAGCAGATGAAACATACAAACAACTTGCGGAACAACTTGCGGCCCGGAAAGAGTTGTTAAAAATGGCTCACAAAATACGCAAAGAGATTGTTTGCGAAGACGGAGAGGTGATACCGGTCCTTCCTGTTGGGAAATCAGTTGCAGACCGGATTGTTGTCAAATTAAAAAAATAACACCATGAACAAAAAGCAGACCGCCGTACAATGGCTAATTGAACAAATTGAATTGGGCAAAATAGTAATTTTAGATTCTAACAAAACACATATAATTAAATGTATTTGGGAAATAAAAGAACAAGCCGAAGAAATGGAAAAGCAGCAGATAATTGATGCTTATAATAAAGTATCAATGAACACAGCAGAACAATACATAAATGAAACATATAAATCAAACGCAGATGAAAAATAAGCAGACCGCCGTTGAATGGCTTGTTGAACAAATTTGCGGGGAAAACACGCAAGTTTGGGGGAAGGAAATCAAACAAGCGTTGGATATGGAATACGACCAAATTGTTGCAGCGCATGGGACAAAGGAAACGAAATCCGCCGGCGTTGAAAATTACACCTTCCTGAAGGACGGACATCAATATTATTTTGAAACATACATCAAACCCAACAATGAGCCAAAAAAATAAAAAAGACAAACCGGTCACCAAAAAAGTCAGGAAAACGGCCCAACAAATGTATGCGGATGAAACCCGCCGCCGGCAAGAAGAAATCCAAACAGAATTGAAAAATGCAAAATTTGTTGACGGGGTATATTACATCCGGCCGTATGTATAGTCGAAACCAACACAGATAATCGGCATTCATTCGATTATGCCGGAAGAATGTATCATTTCATTAATTATTCACATATCAACACAAATTTACACACTATGAAAAGAATGATATAATTTCGCATTGTGTTTGTTTTTTCATGGTGGGGGGGGGTGACCCCCTCTTTTTTTTTATGGAAACAATAATACAGGCGCAAATTGTTTTGATTAATGCATGCGGAATTTACACCGGATATGCGCCCGATTTCCCCGGAATATTGGCCACAGGGCAAACCAAAAAAGAAGTGATTGATAAATTGAAATTGATGTTGTATCAAATGGCTTTGAAGGACCGGGAACAATACATTTTCAAAAATCAAACATATCAACTAAATTAGCAACATGAAAGGGCCAATTTCACAATTCAAATCAAACCCCAACAATCCCCGCATCATCCGGGATGAAAAATTCAATAAATTGGTGAAGTCAATCCAAGAATTCCCCGAAATGTTGGAAAAACGGCCGTTGGTGTGCTTTACAGATATTGACGGGAAATTGGTCATAATTGGCGGAAATATGCGACATAAGGCCGCAATTAAAGCCGGATTGAATGAAATACCATACATATTGGCGGATGATTGGACGGAAGAAAAAAGAAATGAATTTATCATCAAAGACAATGTTGGATTTGGGGAATGGAATTGGGACACATTGGCAAACGAATGGGAATGTGAAAAATTAAAAGAATGGGGAATGGACATACCCAATTTCACGGAACCCATTGACCAAAAAGAAAAGGATGCCAAATTCATAATTGAAATCAAATGTGATTCAGCAATGGACCAAGAAAGAACTTACATTGAATTGCTTGATAAAGGATTCAAGGCAATTATTAAATAAACAGGCAAAAAACAGGCATATGCCAATTAAAAATGAACATATTGGTCAATTCAAAAAGGGCAAATCCGGGAACCCAAAAGGAAGGCCCAAATTGCCAAATTTGAAGGAAGCAATATCAAAGATATTGGCGGAAGAAAAAGACGGATTTACGGCGTTGGAAGCAATATTGGCCGCATTAAGAAACAAGGCGACACGTGGTGATGTCAGGGCCGCGCAAGAATTATTGGACCGGGGGTACGGCAAATCAAAACAAATCATTGACATGACGGCCGAAGTTGAACAAAAACAATCAATTGACCTTTCTCAATTAACAGATGACGAACTTCGTTCCCTTGCTCAAATCCAATCCAAAAGCGGAATTGGGCCGGCGCAATCTTCTTGATTTTGTACTATACAACAAACCGGATTATGAAGTCAATTGGCATCACAAATTGTTGTGTGCTTATTTGGACAAATTTGTCCGTGGCGAAATAACCCGATTAATGGTGTTTATGCCGCCGCAACACGGAAAATCCGAACTTGTTTCCCGGCAATTGCCGGCTTTTATATTGGGGAAAAACCCAAAAACAAAAATTGTATTGGCGTCGTATTCTTCAGACCTTTCATCGTCATTCAACCGGGATTGCCAACGTATAATTGATTCCGAAAAATACATGGATATTTTTCCGGAAACCAAATTGAATTCATCCAACGTTGTGAATGTAGCCAAGGGCAATTGGCTAAGGAATAGCGAAATTTTTGAAATTGTTGAACACGGCGGATTCCTGAAGACAACCGGCGTTGGGGGTTCATTGACCGGCACACCGGCGGATGTTGCCATAATTGACGACCCGGTCAAAGATAGCATTGAAGCCATGTCACCAACGTTTCAATTCAGGAATTGGAATTGGTACAATGACGTGTTATATACCCGTATACACAACAATAGTAAAATTCTAATAACACAAACACGTTGGGATGTCAATGACCTATCCGGGAAACTATTGGAGCAAATGAATGCCGGCGGGGAAAAATGGACAATACTATGTTTGCCGTCTATTAAAATAGACCATAACCCGGAAGACCCCCGCCAAAAGGGGGAAGCATTATGGCCCAACAAACATTCATTGAATAAGTTGTTGCAAGTCAGAGCGCAATCAATCCGGACGTTTGAATCACTTTACCAACAGGACCCCAAACCAACACAAGTTGGGGGGGAATTCTACAAAAGTTTCAACGTGCAACGCAACACCGGTGAATATCAATACCGGAAGGATTTGCCGCTACATGTTACCTTTGATTTTAACGTCAACCCGTATATGACATGTAATGTTTGGCAGATTAACGGCAAAATAGCGTATCAAATTGCGGAAATATGCACAACCACGCCCAATAATACAACACGGGGGGTGTGTGCCGCATTCCGGGCAAAATTCCCCAAACATGACACCGGATTGTTTATATACGGGGACCCGTCCGGGATGAAGGAAGATACAAGGAGCGAAAAGGGGTACAATGATTATTTCATTATCACTAAGGAATTGACCCAATACAAACCAAGTGTGCGTGTGCAAAAACAAGCACCCGCCGTTGTAATGCGTGCAAATTTTATCAATACTATTTTTGAAACAGGATACAACGGGATTGAATTGCACATTGACAAATCATGTCACAAAACAATCAATGATTATTCATATTTGAAAGAAAGTGCGGACGGCACAAAATTAAAGGAAAAACAAAAGGACCCGGCAACGGGTGTGACATCCGAAAAATATGGTCATACTTCAGACGCCAATGATTATTTCATTTGTACGGCATTCGCGTCCGATTTTGCCAAATATCAAAATGGGGACATCAACGTGGGGGTCACTTTTGGGAAAAATAAAATTTCCAAAAATACATATTGAAATAAAAAAACACTATTTTTGCAAATATGGCGTACATCATTTCATACGATTATTTGCGTTTGATTCAAGCCGGCAATTTACAACAATTAATCACATCCAATCCGGGTGTGTTGTCAGGAATAGAATTGAGCGCACAAGCGGAAGCAATTTCTTATTTGAAACAAAAGTATGAAACGGCGGACGAATTTACGGAAACAATGTTGTGGACCCGCAACAAAGTGTACAATGCATTTGACCGCGTGTATTTAGATGCCCCCGGATATATTGCAGCCAACACATATTATGCAGAGGATTTGACAACGTGGAATGGGAAAGTGTACGAATGCAGCAACACGACAACCGGTGTTTTTGACCCAGCATTATGGATGTTGTTAGGCACACAAGGGGACATGTATTATGCGGCATATCCACATCCGTTGTTTGATGTGTACAACCTATACAAAGAAGGGGACCAAGTTTATTGGAATGGTCACATATACACCGCGCGGCGGGATAGTATTGTGGTGACGGATTCCATTCAATACCGGACATATAAAAACATCCCGTTGCCAAACGTATTCCCGGACGCACCCAATAGCGGGTCAACGTATTGGGAAGACAATGGGGCGTATTCCGTCCCGTATGACACGGATATAACCGACACGGACTATTGGACCAAAGGCGACAACAGGGACCAACAAATGGTGTTGTATATGATTGACATTGCATTGTATCATGTTCATTCCCGTATTGCGCCAAATAACATTCCACAATTAAGATATGACCGATACACAAATGCAATTGCATGGTTGAAAATGTGTGCGGAAGGAAATGTCACGCCAAATTTACCAAAGATTCAACCCAAAGAAGGACACCGCATACGATACGGCGGGAATATCCGTAATATCAACACATACTAAATGGCACAACCAAATATATTCCAAAGATTAGTTGGATTTGTTGAAGCATATATCCCACAATTACAAACCAAGGGGATTGAAAAAAATTTGACGGGATACATTGCAAAGGTTCAATTGCAACGCCTTCGCCACGACGTACAAATGTGGCGGGATGCCGTAATTGAAGCGGAAAACGCATGGTATCCACACCGCGTCAAGATGCAGCGAATGTACATTGACACAATTTTGTCAGGACATACATTGGCATGTATCAACAGACGCAAGAATTTGACATTGCTCAAAGAATGGGAAATTGTCAATATCAATGAGGAACCACAAGATGATTTGAAAAAATTATTGAACAAAAAATGGTTTCAATTTGCGTTGGAATACGCATTGGACGCCCAATTTTACGGATATTCATTGATTGCGTTGGGTGATTTGGAAAATGACGGATTCCCGCAATTGCAACCAATTCGCCGTTGGAATGTCAGTCCGGACCGGTTAAACGTGGCGCAATTTATTTATTCATTGTCCGGTGTTCATTTTTTGGAAGAACCATATTCCGATTGGCATTTGTGGGTGACAACCCCCGGACAAATTGGTGTTAGCAATGTAGGGTACGGCCTGTTGTACAATGTTGCATTGTATGAAATAATGTGCCGCAATTTGATAGGCAACAACGCAGATGCGTCCGAAATGTATGGAATGCCAATACGGGTTGGAACCACTAACAAAACGGAAGGTGAAGAACGGGACACGTTTGAACAAGCGTTGGCCAACATGGGGTCCGCCGGGTATATTCTCAAAGACGCATTGGATGAAGTGCAATTGATTGAATCATCCATAGCCGGTCAGGGATTCAAGATATATGGCGATTTTGAAAAACGTTTGGAAACCAAAATATCAAAATTGATATTGGGACATGCGGATGCAATGGATTCCGTTCCGGGTAAGTTAGGCAATCAAGGTGAATTAAGTCCGGCCCAACAGGCAATTGACGACGTAATGCAAATTGATTCATTGTTTTTGGAAGAATTTGTCAACAATAATTTATTCCCCAAACTTCGCAATTTGGGATTTGTCATTCCTGAAGACGTCACATTCAGATTTGCAAATAATATTGAAAAGGAATTGCAAAGGGTGAATGAAGACAAAAACAATCAAGCAACCGCCCAATTGGCATTGACCATGAAACAAGCCGGGTTGGAAATGGATGCGGAATATTTTGCGGAAAGGACCGGGATACCAACAACAAAGGCGTTGCAAATGCCGGGATTGTTCCCAATGAGCAGAATAAAAAACAAACTCAACAAATTGTATGACAAACGATAAATTGATTCAACGGATGCGGAAACGCAACATATATTTGGGATTTGGCGCGGGAGAAAATTGCGTTGGATTTTCCGTTCCGCAAGACCAACACCACCACAAAAATATGTTGTGGATTGCCAAGAATCAAGAACAAATGAAGACAATCACAAAGGCGGAATGGAATATAGCAATAAGCAAATAGAAAAACTCATACGGAACATATACAACGGGGATGTTTCCACCGGTTCGTTGCCGGAAGATTTGTATTTCGCCATTGCCAAATACCTTGAAAAGGGTATGTTGAAAGGTATCAAAGAAGGGAAAATTGAATTTTCCGGTTCGCAAAAAGAATTGGTGGCCGAACTTCGTGAAAACATATACCTTTTTTCCGGAGCAAAAACATACCAAAGCGTTCGTGCAATGGAATCAATGTTGACAGAAAACGGCGAATTGCGTTCATTCAAGGATTTCAAAGAAGTTGCCCGGCAAGAATATGATTTGTACAACGTGACGTGGGCGCAAGCCGAATACGACACCGCAATTGCACAAGCACAAAACGCATACGCGTGGAATGAATTTGAAAAGGACAAAGACGTGTTGCCGTTATTAAGGTATTCCGCCGTCCTTGATGAAAATACAAGTGACATTTGCGAACCATTGGACGGAATCACATTACCCGTTGATGACCCGTTTTGGGACAAATACATGCCACCAAACCATTACAATTGCCGTTGTTTAGTTGAACAATTGGATGAAGGGAATGTGACGTCTGAAGACGAAGTAAAGGGGCGAAGCGAAACGGCAAAAGAAGAAATGGACGACGTCTTCAAAATGAACCCCGGAAAAACAAAAGAAATTTACGATTCACGACATCCATATTTTACAGAAATTCCGGATGAAGACCGGGATTGGGCCAAAGAAAATTTTGGATTGCCATTACCTGAAAACGATTAAAAATGAATATACCTCAACTGATTACATCCTTTATTGAATGCCGCGAATGTTTACAACTTCGCCATTGGAACACAACGTCTTTTGCAGAACACAAGGCCGTTGGAAAGTTTTACGACACACTATCCGATTTGTTGGATTCGTTTGTTGAAACGTATTCCGGGAAATACGGAAGACCATTGGTGGGGGGGATGATAAACATTATTGACCGGGACGCCAACACAATATGCAACGCCGTGTACGAATACGCAGAACAAATTGAAAACCAATTGGACGAAAGCGACACGGATTTGTTGAACATTTGCGCAGACGTAAAGACCGCCGCGAACCACACCAAATATTTATTGACTCTGAAATGAGCAAATTAGGATTTGACAAAGCATTAAAAAATATACAACGTGTTCAAAGGGAATTGCCCAAAGTGATTGCCAATGATACGAAAAACTATTTTTTGAACACATGGCGTGAACAAGGCCATGAAGGTGACCCATGGGAAGAACCAAAGCGTTGGCAAAAGAAAAACCCAACACGGCGGGACAAGTCCGCAATATTGGTTCAATCCGGAGCATTAAGACGGGCCGTTGCAAATTCTTTGAAGGTTGCGACGTGGGAAAAAATTTACTTTGATGTTACGGATGTGAAATATGCGGGATACAACAATTATGGAACGGAATACATACCGCCGCGTCCATTTATGGTTCATTCCTTCAAACTTCAGAAAAAACAATTGGATAAAATACAAAGTTATTTCAAGAAGGTATGGACCTGAAAAATGTATTTGAAGACATATTGACGCAAGTCAACAACAACATTGGGTATGCCCGTGTTTGGAACAATCAATTGAATTTGTTGGAGCAACAAACAATGTATATGTTTCCGAACCAAGCAACATTTGTTGAAATAATATTGCAAAAAACATCATTGTCGTTGGGTGTAAATGGTGGGGATATTACCATAAGATTCCACATTGTAAGCGTTCAATATGATGCGCAAGACGGAACGTTGGAACAAAATTTGGAAGTGTTTGGACGGCGGGACGCAATCATTCAATTGTTTCAATATTACGAACCCGTCAAGTGTTCCGGAATGCAATTGGTAAATGAAGAACCCGATTATACACATTCAAACGTGTACCATTATCAAGTTGATTTCATTTGTTCATTTGTGGATGAAACCGGATACATCAACAGGGATAAAATATTGAAGGACCCGCCAACAGATTTGGAAGTTACAGGAACAATACAATAATATGGCAAGAAGCATACAACAAATACAACAAGAAATCATCAATTTTAAAAATGCACAACCGGAATTGGCTGCATTCAATTCAACATCACACCGCGCAATATGGCTATTGTGGACATATGTCATTGCCGTTGCCATTGCCGTACATGAACAATTATTGGACGTGTACACGGCGTCGTTGGAAACGTTGTTGAGCCAAATGCCTTCCGCGTCCCGGTCATGGGTGAAGAAAAAAATGTTTGATTTTCAATATTCAACAACAGACCCGCAAATTGTTCAAGTTGTCAACGGGGTTGCAAATTATCCGCAAACAAATACAACATTGCAAATTATTACGGGGTGTAGTGTGAATTCTACCATTCCAAATCAAGTGAACATCAAGGTTGCAAAAGGAAATCCGTATGCGCCATTGACCACGTTGGAAAAAACTGCCGCCCAAGATTACATTAATACAATTGGAATTGCCGGAATACAATACAATGTCATTTCCTTGAATGCGGACACGTTGTATGTGTTGGCCGACATATATTATCAAGGCCAATATTCCGCCGTGATTCAAGACAATGTGTATAATTCTGTTAATAACTACCTTGTCAATTTGAGCAAAACGAACTTTGACGGGGTGTTGAAAATTAGCGACCTTGAAACATCCTTCAGGACGGCTACCGGCGTCACGGACGTGTTTTTGCGAATAGTGACCGCCACACCGGACGGCGGGACCGGCGTTCCCTTAGTGTTCAATTTACCGGGTATCACATATCAATATTTTTACACAAGAGAATACACAACGGCGGCGGGATATATTGTTCCCGTGGCTAACTTTGTGAACAACTTGAATTTCTATCCCGTATGAGTATTTTTGATTTGGATTTGTTTTCTAAGGTCATTGAATGGATGCCGCCGTACAAACGCGGCATTGTCATGATGCGTTGGGTTCAATCCCTTGTTAGTCAAGTACAATACAATGTCAACAAAATGTTGTATGATTTCCGATTGGGTTCATCATATCCAAATTGGATACCGGGAACATACAACATTGGAAATTTTGTTGTGTACAAATTCAAAGTGTACGAATGTATTGCAGACGGAACGACCGCAACACCGCCGGGGACAGGGTGGCAATTGTACCTTGACAATTTTGTTGGTTCAGATGAACGTAAAAATTTCAACGGACAAAAGATTGTGTTGGAATACGCAATGAACACGTACTATCAAACGCAATTCCGTCAACCACCACTACAAAGCGACATATACATAACAAATCAACCCGTTGGCACATTGGGATTTGTTGTTGGACAATCTGTTGGGTCAAGCGTAGCGTTGACAGACGCCGGAAGCCAATTATTGTATAGTCCATACGCGACATATAATTACGGCCAAGGCATCAACTACAATGGGTGGATGTACATTTCCAAAACAAACAACAACGTTTCGGACCCATTGGATGATACCAAATGGATAAAAAGTGAAACCATTTTTCCCGTATCCGCAATTGGTTGGAATTACAATTTTATCATCAACGTTCCAAGCGCAACATATATCACGCCGCAAGGGTCAATCAATTTTGAGATGCGACAAATTGTTGATAAGTTAGTCCCCGAATCAATCAAATACATAATAAGACCATACTAATATGAGCAAAATTTTAGACGTAAC